TCACTCCGCGTCCCGCAGGAACCGGCTGCGCAGCTGATTGGAGGGCCGGAACACCGGCACGGAGCGCAGCCGCTCCGGATTTCCGGCGGCGGGCACCCGGCGAACCTCGAAATAGCCGAAGTCCGGGGGGAGCAGCAGCAGGCGCTCCTTCTCCATGCCCGCGCTCAGCGCGTCCAGGAAGGCGTCGAGTATCTCCTCCGTCCGCTCCGGCGTTCCGCCGCACCGCCGGGCCGTCTCCGCCACCAGCTCCGTCCACGTCATGCCGCATCCTCCCTCCGCGGCCCGGCAGACCGCCCGGCCACACATCTGTACATCTTTTTTCAGATTCTATCAGATATGCCGTGCAAAAGCAAGCAGAACAGCCGGATTCGCAACTTCCGGCACAGGTTTCCCATGGCTATTTCCCCAGCGTCTCCGCCAGCCGCTGCAAAAACACCAGCGCCTGCTCCCGGGTGCAGAAGCTCCTGTACGCCGGGCCGCCGGCGCCGCCCTGAAAGATGCCCGCCTTTTCGGCCCACGCTCTGGCCTGCGCCGAAAACGCCGACGGCTCCTGCGCCGCCCGTCGGCGGAGCCACGCGTCCATCATCTCGTCAAACTGCTGCTGCGTCACGGAATCCCCCTCCTCATACGCGGGGCGGTACGCGCCCCGGATCAGCCGCACCGGGCGGACCCGGCGCTGCACCTCGCCTCCGTTGGCGTCGCTGCCGGCGCCGGTGTTGCCCTCGATGGTGGTCACCTCGCCGGGGCGGACGCTCTCCGCCAGCCCGATGTGCTGGATGGTCCCGTCCCCGGTGAAGCCCAGAAACACCAGATCGCCGGGCCGGAAGTCCCCGGAGACGAACCGCCCCCGGGCTCTGGCCCACGCGGCCAGCGTCCCGCAGGAGGCGGTCCTTCCCCCGCCGTAAAACAGCCCGGAGAGCCCCGCCTCCCGGAACAGCCACCACTGGAACACGCAGCACCACGGGTAGGCCGCGCCGGAGACCTCACGGCCGTAGTAGGCGGTGTTGTACTTCACGCGGTTGCTGCCGGGGGGCGATTCCCGGACGCCCAACTGCTGCCGGGCCAGCTGCAAAAGAGTTTCAAGCGGTTCCATGCTCCTCCTCTCTCATCGCCTCCGCCGCGGCGGCTGCCGCCTGGGCGGCGAGGGCGGCTCCGGCGGCGTCGGCCCGCCCCTCCGCCGCCACGTACGCCACCACCGAGGCCAGCGCCGTCACGGCGCCCGCCAGCGTGGTCACGGTTCTCTGATCCGCGCCGAAGGCCAGCGCCGCGCCGGTGACAAGACCGGCCAGCGCCACCCACAGCTTGCGGGAGGTCAGCTTTCTGAGAATCCCGTTCATTCTATGATGCTCCTTTCCGTTCCGTGCCCCCTGGGGGGCGGTTCAGCACGCCCCGCCGCCGTCGCCGGAGGCGGAGAGCGCCGCGTCGTACACAATGCCGCCCCGGGTGTTCTCCGCCCTGCTCTTGGAGAAGTAGGCGGACAGCACCACGGCGGCGGAGGCCTGCACGGCCCCGATGAGAGCCGTCAGGCAGGGCAGCGTGCCCTGATAGTCCAGCCGGATGGCCAGAAGGCAAAGGCCCAGCACGGCGGCGGTGGACAGCGCGTCCACAATCAGCACCCCCGCCGCCAGCAGCTTCGAGGCGCTCCGTTTTCTTTTCACAGCGCGCCCCCTCTGGACAGCAGGAAGGCCGCGAAGGCCCCCGCCAGCGCCAGCAGCACCTTGTCCGCCAGCGATTCCCAGCGGCGGGCGGGGCGCTGCTCCAGCGATTCGATCTTGCCGGTCATGCGCTCCAGACTGTCGCCCATGGCGGTCTGCTTGCTGGCCAGCACCTCCACGGCGGAGGCCAGCCGGTTCAGGGCCTCCTGCCCCCGCTCCAGCGCTTCGATGCGGCGGGCGTTGCCCGCGGCCCGCTCCCCCAGCTCCGTGAGGCGGATCAGAAGCTCCTGCTGCTCCATGCTCACGCCTCCTCCGGCACCGCCAGCGAAAAGCTGCGGAAGGTGTGGCCCGCGGCCTCGGCGGCGCCCCACGTCCAGCCGGCGGCGGCGCACTCCGCCCACGTCAGATAGCGCAGGTAGAACTCCGTCTCCAGATGGCAGGGCAGAATGTCCAGCAGGATGCGGCGGATGCGGTCGTAGCCCTCCGGCTCGCCGGCGGTGCCGGGGAAGGTGACCCGCAGCCGCCCCGGCCCCGCCTCCTGCGCCCGGGCCCGGATGCCGCAGCCGCCCAGCGTCGCCGCGATGGCGGAGGGGGTGAGGCTGTCGCCGCCGATGCGGGTCAGGCAGGCGATGGCCTCCCGCCGCAGCTCCGTGGTGGGGGCGGCGGGCCGGCGGGCGAACAGGGCCTCCCGGCGGTCCAGCCCCACGGTCTCGGCGGTGGCGGTCAGGGCCTCCCGCTCGGCGAAGGCCAGCGCGTCCGCGGCGCCGTCCAGCGCGGCGCCCAGCGCCGCCAGCTCGCCGCCGCCGATGGAATCGGCCGCCATGTCGTAAACGCCCAGCGGCGCCAGCAGCGCCCGGAGAAATTCCTCGTACTGCGCCATCTCACACCCCCAGCTCCGCCACGGTGAGGGCGCCCAGCAGCGGCAGCACGCCGCTGTCCGCCGCCGTGTCCGCCGCGGGGGACAGCAGGTGGCAGTTGGCCACGCCGTCCACGCCCCGCAGCAGGGCGACGAGGTCGGCGGTCTGCACCGCCCGGCCCAGCAGCCTGCCCGTGAACAGTCCCGCCGCGGCGCTCTCCGCCGCGGCCTTCACCGCGGAGAAGTCGGCCCCGTCCTCCACCGCGATCTGGGCGGACACGTCCACCGCCAGCGGCGCGGGGGCCTTGACCAGCACATCCACGGCGATCTCCCGCTTTTCGGACAGGTCGGCCTGCACCTCCGCCAGCAGGGCCGCGTCGGGCAGGCCCGCCGGGGCGGCCACGTATACGTCCACGGTGCCGGCGCCTCTGGCCCGGCCCACGGCTCTGGCCGCCGCCACCCCGGAGTGGGAGAGGGCGGTGGCCTCGTACCACGCGGCGTTGGCGCCGTTGGGCAGCCGCTGATAGCTCTCCAGAATCCGGGCCCGGAGGGCCTCGTCGCCCTCTTCGTCGGCGCCGCCGGTGAAGGCGGCGGGATTGGTCACGGCGGTGATCCCCGGCGGCGCGGCCGTCAGCACGGTGACGGCTCCGGCGCCCGCGTTGCCCGCGGCCCCCGCCTCCACGGCCTCCGCCGGAGCGTCGGCCCACAGGCTGCCCGCCGGCAGAACCGCGGCGGCGGTGGTCCGATAGGCGGCGCGGCCCGCCGTCATGCACACGGTGCCCGCCTCCACCGTCAGGTCGGCGGAGGCCGCCGCCGGCAGGGAGAAGCGCAGCGTCCCCGCCGCCGGGGCCGCTGGGGCGCGGGTCAGGCCCCGCATGGCGGCGTGGCGGTCCAGATACGTCCCCGCCGCCGTCTGGGGAAAGCTCTGGTTCAGCACCCAGTCGGCCTGGATCAGCAGCGCCTGAATCTGGGCCGCGGCGGCGTAGAGCCGCACGCTCAGATCGCAGTCGTCGTCCGCCGTCCGGCCGCAGCGGGCCGTAAAGGCGGCGCGCAGCTCCTGATAGATTTCATCCACGGTTTTCATGTTCATTCCTCCTCAGCGGACCGTCAGGCCCACGGTGTAGTCCTCCCCCCGATAGGTCAGGCTCACCTGCAGCGCGGCGCCGCCCTCCGTCTCCGAGAGGGTCACGCCCGCCACCTCCACGTCCTCCTCCGCCAGCGCCTCGGCCACGTACTGTCCGGCGGCGGCCGGACGGCCGGCGGGGGCGGCGGCGCCCAGCTGCCACAGGCGGCTGCCCAGCGATTCCCCGAAGGGGAAGGCGTCCCGGCGGGCGGTGAGCCGGAACAGCACGCGCTGGAGCATGGCCTCCGCGCCCTCCGCCGTCTCCAGCGTGTTGCCGGAGGGCACGTAATCTCCGTTCTGCATTTTCAGCATCTCATCGCCTCCTTACACCGTCAGGGTCTGGCCCGCGTTGCAGGCCCGGCCGTTGACGGTGAGGCTGCCGGAGACGCTCACGCTGCCCGTCAGGGCGATGGAGCCGTCGTTCCGCAGCCAGACCGAGGCGCCGCCGGGGGTGAACAGGTACACCTCGCCGGGCTGCATCCCCGCGGGGGGCGCGGGGGGTCTGGCTCCGGCGGCGCAGCGCTCCTCCCCGCCGGGGCCGCCCTTGATGACCAGCACGGTGTCGCCCCGCCGGGGCATCCAGACGTAGCCGCCGGGGGCGTAGACCGGCAGGTCCCGCTCCTCTCCGGCGGCCGCAGCCCCGGCGGAGGCGCCGGGAATGGTGACGGCGCCCAGCTCCGCTCCCCCGGAGGGGGCCTGCGGGCGCAGTCTGGTGGAAATCCACATTCTCTCAGCTCTCCTTTCTCAGCGTCAGCTCCGTGGTCTCGCCGCCGGAGCCGCAGCGGTACGCCGTCTCCCGCAGGCAGTACGTCCCGGAGAGGCCCTGCTCCGGCAGCTTCAGGGTTACGGCGTCGCCGGGCTCCGCCTCCTGGGTGCCGGCCAGCGTCACCCGCAGGGTGGTCTCGTCCTCCCGGGAGCGGGCGATCTGGTACTCGCCGGTGTAGCGCATGGCGGCCCACGTGGACTGCCCCGGCGTGCAGATCACCCGGCGGCACCGGCCGCCCCGGCGGAGGAAATCCGCGTTCTCCACCGCGTAGCTGACGCCCCGGCTCTTGTCCACCACCAGCGCCTCGCTGAGCACGCCGTAGTGGTTCTCCCGCTTCACCACGGACAGCACCCCGCTCTCCACGCTGCGGGAGGCGCCGGCCCGGCGGGCCGCGGTCAGCTCCCCCGCCGCCGAGAGATACGGCGTGAAGCCGCCGTAGGTCCGGCAGAAATCCGCCAGCACCCGCCACTGGCTGCGGCCCGCGGGCACGGTGTAGCCCGAGGCCCGGAGGTCGGCGCAGGCGGCGCAGGTCAGGCCGTAGGGCTCCGCGTGGGCGCGGACCAGCTCCCGCAGGGTGACGGCCTGATAGGTCACGGGCCGGGCCTCGTTGTCCAGCAGCCGGGCGGCGTAGCCCCGGCCGGAGACGGAGACGGTGCGGCCCCGCTCCGTCAGGCGGATCTCGTACTCGTCCACGATGCCGTGGAGGGCCAGCCGCGGCCCGTCCAGCAGCAGCAGGCTCACCGCCAGATGCAGCGGCCCGGCCATATCCGGGGTGTAGAGGCAGGTGAGGGCGAAGCTGTCGCAGGGGACGGCGCCGGTGCGGCGCACGTCCCACTCCAGCAGGGCGGGCAGCTCGTACACGGCGTGTCCGGCGGTGATGATCCGGGCGATCATGGGATCACCACCTGTTCTCCGGGATAGATCAGGTTGGGGTTCCTGATGCCGGGATTGGCGGCCAGCAGCTCCGCCAGACCCACGCCGTACCGCTTTGCGATGCCCCAGAGGGTGTCCCCCCGGCGCACGGTGCAGGCGGCGGAGGGGGCGGCGGCCGCCGGGGCCGCGGCGGAGCCGCTGCTCAGCAGCGTCAGGCCGGAGGCGGCGGCGCCGTCCTCCCAGAACTCGAAGGAATAGCGCACGTAGTCGGGCAGGGGCCGCTCCGTCAGCCGCAGGGAGACGAAGTAGGCCCGGTCGGTCTGCCAGACGGGGTGGACCAGCAGGCCGGGGCCGTCCTGATAGAACACCCTGGCCAGCCGGCGGAAGCAGTCGTAGGCGTCGGCGCCGGCGAACTCTCCCTCCCCCCGCAGCACCCGGTAGGAAATCCCCAGATCCTGCATGGCGCAGCGGCCGAAGGGGATTTTGAACGCGGCCGTCCGCCGCTGCCAGACGATGGAATACGTCTCCGGGTTGTGGGGCCACGTAAAGGTCTTGTAGCGCATGGGCGTCAGATTCATGGTCACTCTCCTATTCGTACAGGGAAAATCCGCCGTCGTACCGGCGGGCGTCCCGCTCGAAGCTCAGGGACAGGGTGTCGGCGGCCAGAGGGCCGGGCAGGGCCCAGGACCCGGCGGCCTCCGCCGCGGTCTCCGTCTCCGGCAGGGCGGCGCGGAACGGGGCCGGGTCCGGCGGGCCCTCCGGGGTCTCCGGGGCCTCCGCGCCGGGGAGCATCGTCCCGGCCGGAAGCGCGCCGGAGGGGGACGCGCCGGCGGCGCTGATCCCCGCCGGGGCGGTCGTCTGCGCCGGGGCGGGGACTCCCGCCGGGCGCTCCGCCGTCCGGGGCTCCTCCGGGTCTTCGGTCTCCGCCGCCGGCCCGGGGGCGAGAAGGGCGGTCAGCAGCGCCTGCTGGCGCCGCAGCAGCTCCGCCACGTAGTCCACGTCACCGCCTCCCTTCCCGCAGCGCGGCGAACCGCGCCTCGTCGAACCGGGGGTTGCAGGCGGCGGGGGCCGTCTCCTCCCGGCCTGCCAGACGCTCCAGCAGCGCCTCCATCTCCGGGAAGGTCAGCGCGTCCAGCACGGCCTGCCCGTCGGGGAAGCACCGGCCCTCCGGGCCGAAGCAGCACTCGCTGAGCACCTGCGCGTTGCACAGGGCGGCGCGCTCGGCCTCGTCGGCGGCCGGGGCGCGGGTCTCCCGGCGGATGGTCAGCAGCCGTCCGGCGGTGAGGGGCCGCAGCTCGGGGGCCGTCATGCGGCGGTCTCGATGCGGCGGGCGGCCACCACGGTGATCTTCTCGGCCACCATGGCGTCCAGCTCGCCGGTCTCGGCGATGTTGCTCCACTCGCAGCCGCTGTAGATGATCTTGCGGTCGGGCTTGCAGATCACCAGCGAGAAGTCGGAGAGGTCGTAAAAGCTGATGCCGTCGGACACGGCGTCGTCGGTGGCGTAGAGGCGGGTCAGCTCCAGCGTGTACTTCCGCTGGCCGCTGAGGGTGGCCACCGGCTCGCTCTCGCCGAAGGCCTCCACAGCCTTGCTGGTTTTCACGGCTCTGGCGGTGTAGCTCTGCACCACGGCCACCTTTCTGCCGTTCAGCTCCAGATAGATGTCGGAGCTGGTGGGAAAGCCTGAAATTTCCAT